TTCATGGAACGGAAACCCACTCGGTTTGCAACTTGTAGTAGATAGCAACTTTGCTGCTAAGACAATGATTATCACACGAGTAGGCCAAGGCCAAGGCGATGCTTTCGAGTATTATGAGGCACCTCAATCTTTGATGAGTTTCGAAAACCCATCAGTTTTGGGCAGGACAATGAGTTTCCATGGTTTCGTTTCAACCTTCGCAAGTATCCCCGGCATGATTCGCAAAATCACTCAGGCTTAGTCCGAAAGGCGGCTACCGCCGATGGCTACATACGAGATCATTTTTAACCAACGCATAGACAACTATGCAGTGGTTCAAACTCTCACAGACAACGATGTTGTCGTCGGTGAGTCAATCACTGTCTCAGGTCTTGGGTCTGGGCTAAACGGAACCTTCACTGTTTACGCCCAGCCTCAATACCTATTCATGGGTACCGACTCTGACGGCAACCTCATCTTCGATGCGACATTCCCAATACCGAATCAGGTTATGTACTATGACGCTGATACAGACCTTGATCGTGTTGCAGTACAGCCACCCGGAACACTGACATTTACGCAAACCTGCACATGGGTAACAGCAGCGCAAGTAATGACATACTTGGGCATAACCATTGACAACCCAAGCGATGATTACACGCTCTTAACTCAGGCAACTTCTGCAGCCAACGCTTTCTGTTTTAGACGAAGGCAAGAATCTGGTTACACAGGTGACACCCTCAGCACCCCAACCAGTGGCGGCGATGTCATCCTTGGAACCTTGATGTATGCGGCAGCCGTGTGGCGAGCCCGTGGTTCAGTGCAAGACACTTTTGCTACCTTCGATGGAATGGGCTCTGCAAGCGTCTCAGCGATGACACCGATGATTAAGCAACTCTTGGGCATCTCACGCCCTCAGGTGGCATAATGGCCTTTACAGACCTTCTCAACGAAGCCATAGATGATGTAGCAGCCAAGATTGCAACTATCTCAGGTTTAAGGGTCGTAACAGACCCCACCAAAATTGTGCCGAACTGTGTCTTTATTGACGCCCCATCGTTTACCACCTTTGCAGGCAATGGCAACATTCTCAATGTCTCGTTTCCAATTAAAGTTCTTGGCTCTGGCCCTGCTGGCTTGCCAGTCTTGCGCCAACTTCTGAGCACTACAGCCAAAGTGATTTCGAGCAATGTGATCGTCATGAACGGCCAACCAACGGCCTACCTCATTGGCGGTGCAGAATATCCCTGCTACGACCTAGTAGTATCCATACAAGCACAGACAGCGTAAGGCAGACAATGTACACAATCATTTCCCCAAGAATCGGAACACCGGGCGACAAGTTCGAACCATCCGAAGAAACCAACATTGACGCCCTTATTGAAGGTGGCTTCATCAAATCCGACAAACCAACCACAAAATCTGCTAAAACAGTAGAAACATCTCCAGAGGAGTAACTCACATGGCCACAAGCACATACCTTTCTAACCCATCACTCACTGTCAATGCAGTTGATCTGTCAGACCAATGCACATCAGCAACATTGACCGTAAAATTCGATGCTCTTGAGAGCACAGCCTTTGGGGGATCATCCCGTGTGTACACGGCAGGTTTGGGAGACCACGAACTCACTTGCGAGTTGTTCATGTCTTATGCCGCTACAGAGACCTACGCCACTCTTGCCGCTTTGGTGGGCACAGCAACCACAGTAGTTATGAAACCAACTTCATCGGCTGTCGGCGCAACCAACCCATCGTTTACATTGACAGGCACATACCTCGAAGCCTTGCCAGTCATTGACGCAACTCTCGGAGAATTGTCAAGCATCTCGCTTACATTCCGTGGCGGCACCTACGCTGCTGCAGTCGCATAACAAACCAAACAAAGGAAACCCGACATGAAACTAGAACTTCGTGCTGACATGGGCGAAGGCCCATTCACAGTAACCACTAACCTTTGGTGCGTCACCCAATGGGAACGCAAATATAAGACCAAAGCATCAGAGATGGCCAACGGTATCGGCATTGAAGATTTAGCATTTCTTTGCTGGTCTGCTTGCCAAACCCACTCCATCGTGGTGCCGGTCGTGTTTGATGACTTCATTAAAAAACTTGTCAGCCTTGACATTGTTAGTGAGGAAACTGACCGCCCTTTCTCCGAGGCACCTACCGACATTCCCTAGCGGCGGTGCTAATAGCCACAGGGTTCTGGCCAAGTGAGATAGAGTTCACAACTGACGACCTCTCGACAGTCATCAAAATGATTAACGAAAGTCGGAAGTAATGGCCACCAATGTTGTTGAAGTTCTAGGCTTAAAAGAGGCACTTAGAGAACTGAACACGATGGATAAAAAACTACGCCGTGAAATTACTCGTGACTTCAAACAGATTGTCCAGCCAGTCTTAGGCAAAGCAGAATCTATGCTGCCAACCAATGCGCCTCTGTCTGGGATGTCTCGTTCGTGGATAGGCAAGTCAGGCGCTGATATTATGTCTTGGAACGATGCCAGAGTGCGTAAGAACCTCAAAGCCTTTACCAGTGGCAAGAAGGTGCGTGATGCACCCGGCGGCTTCAAACAGAACCTTGGTGTTTTCGGTATTAGATGGCTTGGGCCTCAGGCCACTGCTTTAGATATGTTGGCTACTGGCGTTATGGCTGACAACCTCACCAATCGTTTTGGCCCACCTTCTCGCATTATCTACAAGGCGTATGAATCAGCCTCTGATGAAGTGCAGCAGCAAGTAAAAGACCTTGTGAATAAAGTAATGGAACTAACCAACAATGCCATGAGGATTTAATGAGCGTAATTCTTAACATCGTGTCGGCCTTCGATGAGAAGGGAATCAGGAAAGCCCAGAAGGCTTTTGCCCAACTGGAGACCACAACACAGAAGGCGTCTTACGCCATGAAGCAGTGGGGTGGCCCAGCGACCACAGCCGCCATTGGTGCTGTTACTGCTGAACTAGTCCGGGCTGTTAAGGCGGCCGCTGAAGATCAGAAGAGCCAAGAGCAGTTAAAGATTGCGCTTGAAAATACTGTTGGCGCTAACCAGCAACAGGTTGCTGCTGTTGAGGATTCCATCACGGCGCTTATGTACCAAACGGCCACGGCCGATGACGCTCTGAGACCAGCCCTATCCAAACTGGTCAGAGCCACCAAGGATGTCACACAAGCACAGAACCTATTAAAACTGGCATTAGATGTGAGTGCTGGGTCGGGCCGTGACCTGACAAGCGTTAGCACAGCATTATCTCGTGCCGCCCTTGGAAATTTTACAGCCCTTACTCGGCTTGGTATCCCTCTCGATCAGAACGCTGTAAAAGCCAAAGACCTAGATGGTGTTCTTGGCAGTCTGTCTGCCTCTTTTGCTGGCGCTGCCACGAAGAACGCCCAAACTTTTGAGGGTCAAGTCACGACACTGAAGATTGCCCTAGGCGAACTTGAAGAAACAGTTGGTAAGCAACTAATCCCAATTCTTAGCGACTACGCCCAAGTGCTTGTTAATTTGACAACAGACACGCAAGGTGCAGAGTCATCTACTAAAACTTGGCTAGGTCGTATCAGTACCGGCATCCAAGAAGTAGCCAAGAACACCCCAGCCCTTGGGCCGTTTCTTAGAGTTATTGGTCTTGTCAATAATGAGGTGGCTGACCAAGCCGAATATCTAAGGCGTCTCAATTCGCCGACAAGTAATGTCACAAAGAACATTAAAAACCTGACTGTTGCCCAAGACGCCAACTCGAAATCTACCAAGACTTCAACATCAGCGACAGATAAAGCCAAAGCGGCTGCAGCGGCATACGCCGATTGGCTTGCCAAGGCTGAAGCACAAACAGCCAAACTACGCCAAGAGACCCAAGACCTTGCCGATGCTTTGCGAGAGAAACTGAACCTACAACTGGATGATGCTGTTACAAAACTGGCTGACGCCCAAGGTGCGTTTGATGCTTTCGGCAAAGGTGTAGGGGCAGCAATCACCGGGTCTTTCAACTTTGGTGACGCCCAATCAGAGGCCGCTGGCAATGCCGCCAACCTTCAAGCCGCTCTTGCTAAACAATCAGACGCTCAAAGAAAAGTTAATGATGCACAAGCCGCATGGAACGACTTTAAGAGTCTCGATAACACGGCTGCTTTGGCTGACGCTAATCGTGACCTTGCTGATGCAACTGCTGAAGTGACGGCTGCACAGGCTAAACCACAGACATTCTTCGAGAACTTAACTAAACAGGCTGACAAGGCTAAAAAGTTTGGTGAGTTGGTCAGCAGGCTTATGGCTGGTGGACTTTCCGAGACTGCTTTGCAGCAAGTTTTGGCTGCTGGTGTAGATGGCGGTACAGCCATTGCAGAAGAAATCCTTGGCTCTGCTGATGGTGTTTTAAAAGCCAACACGCTGACACAGTCAATGACTGACCTTGCTGACAACATGGGCAAACGAGCAGCCGCTAAGTATTACGCTGCTGGCGTCACTTCAGCCACAGAATTTCTTAAAGGTATTCAAGACACAATTAAAAAAGTTGAAGTAGTCCTTGCCAAGCCAAACCTTGACCAAATAGATATTATTAACGCTGCTGTCGGCGCTATGACACCTGAAGCAATGCTTGATCTACAAGTAGAAATTGGCCGTTTCCTTCAAGGCGGCAACTTTGGCATGGGCACCCTCATGGCCTCTGGCGGCATCGTCACAAAGGCAACCACCATAACGGCAGGCGAAGCCGGTGCAGAGGCAATTATTCCTCTTGATCGCATGGGCGAGTTCGGCATGGGCGGCGGCACTAATGTCACTATCCATGTGAACGGCGGAGACCCGAACGCTGTTGTGGCTGCTTTGCGTACTTATATGTTGCGTAATGGTTCGGTACCTATCACGGTGTCTGGCTGATGACTGCTCAGGTTTGGACTGTTTACATCAACGGCAATGCTGTGCCGAATGTGCAGTCAATGGATATTTCGGTCGGTCGCCAAAGTGTGCAAGACCCTTTTCGTGCTTCGACTATTAACATTACTGGCAGAGATTTAAGCACTTTTGTTAAACCAACCATTGGCTGGGTAATAAATATTTATTGTGGGGCAACGGTTATATATAACGGCCGTGTAGCAAACTGTTCCATTGAGTACGGCATTATTGCTAGTGAAGATAGGTGGACTGTGCAAGGCGAGGATGCCCTTGCTGATGCTGGTCGTGCAATTACTACAGTTACTTGGGCAGCCAATACGAGCACTTATGTCGCTGCCTACACTGCCGCTAATTTCACCGGAGTAAGCGTTATAAATCTCAACGCTGTGGCCTCAAGTTCTTATTGCTCTCCTCAATCTTTCATTAAACAAAACCTTCTCGGCATTTTGCAAACTTTGGCAACGACTTAACAGGCTCGGTTAGTTGGCGCTGGGCCTTATACCCTTGGCTGGATTGGCAGGGCTGGGGCAACGGGCGTGGGCTACCTATATGACTTTACTGATGGCACAGTGGCTACAGCCAAACCAACAGCCAATTACAACGCTGTCACTTTTGCGTCAATGGTTGATAATTATGCCGACAAGGTTGTGATCAGTCCGTCAGGTTTGGCGCAAGTAACTGCAGGCTCAGGCAACTTTGTGCGTGACTTCCAGTCATACGACATCTCCGACACCCAAGCCACCAACCTTGCCGGGTATGTCCGAAACACGCTGTCTGTTTCCTCAACTGTGCCTTCGTCTGTGTCGTTCTTATCTGAGGCTGAGTCCTCTGCTACGCCAATCACAGGTTTGGCCTACACAAACTTGGGTGCCAGCCTTGGTGTCATTCTTCGAGGCACCAAGTACAACTGCATTCTTGAAGGTTTTACTATGAGTGTGACTCCTGAGTATGCGAGGGCTACAGCGTTTTTATCTTCTGCTGAGGCTTATTCGTTCTTGACCTTGAATGATGCTGTTTACGGCAAATTAAACGAAAATAAGTTAGGATTCTAATTATGGCTATTAAGACTTTTACTACGGGTGAGGTGCTGACGGCTGCCGATACCAATACGTATTTGGCTAACTCAGGGCTGGTGTATGTGGCTGGCACAACATTTGCCACAACTTCTACGCCATTTATTAACGGCTGTTTTTCTTCTAGTTTTCAAAATTATCGTGTAGTAATAAACATTGTGGGTTCAGCAATTTCAAACTTACGATTAAGAGTTAGGTCAGGAACTAGCACACCCGAAACAGGAGTTGTGTATGACCGCTGGGGCTTTTCCGTTCTTGCAGGCGTTGTAACTAATGAAACATCATCAGGACAAAGTTCAATGTTTTTAGGTGGATATTATAGCGACGAGCCAACGACCTACTCTTTTGATTTGTTTCAACCTAATCAAACAACACGAACAAACATGATGCCGTATGCATGGAGTAGCGCAACAGGGGCGACTTATTTGATGCCGGGGCGAATTACCTCAAATACCGCTTATACAGGAATAGAATTATTTGGCGACTCTGGAACACTTACAGGCTCTATGAGGGTCTACGGATACAGGCAGGCATAACAATGAACAAACCACGCATTATGGGTTTTGATTGCTACACAAACGAAGCAATCGACCGTGAAATGACAGACGAAGAATACGAAGCCCTACTTGCTACGGGCTGGACATTAGAAGGCACAGATGAAACGCCTACTGCTGATTAGCGCCACCCTCATCGCCCTCACAGCCTGTGCAGACCGTGAACGCCTCAACTGCCCACCAACCAAAAACCAAGTCGCAACCCGAACAACCGAATTCCCAATCCCAATCACTACCACCATCGCACCCGAAGGCAGATGCTAATGAAACTAAGACCACGACTATCCAACGGAGAAATCAAAGGCCGACTCATCCTGATTGTTGGCTTGGCAATTTCCATCGCTTTTGTTGGCACAGTCTTTGTGCTTCTCTACGGGCTTTTGTTCGTTACGCAACCCTTAGAGCAAGCACCCAATGATGCTGAGGCGTGGAAGATATTGTCACCGCTAACCCTCACGATGTCGGGGGTCTTGGCAGGATTGCTAGCCTCAAACGGAATTAAAGGCGACCAAAACAAGGAAAAAGAATGAAAACCACCGTTTACACAGTCGGAGCGACCACACCAGTGCTAATTCACAGCACGAGTTTCGGCAGCCAGACCATCTACATACAAGCCACTACACAAGATGTTCATATCGGTGGTTCTAATGTGTCAGCCGCTCAGGGTCTTGATGTGCCCAAGAACGGCCTCACACAAGTGTTTCTAGATGAGCAAGAAACCCTTTACGCCTTAGCCGCTACCGGAACGGCGACAGTTAAAGTGCTGTCCCCATCAAACTCATAATGGCTGTCAGACCGTACAGGTACTACCCAGCATGGGATGGCAAAACCACCCAGCCGATCACAGCCAAGTGCCTAGACCTATGCACAAAGCGCTGGAAGGTCACAAACCTTGGCACCTATGTCAATCGCCCTATGCGAGACAAGCCAAACCTAAGCACCCATGCCACGGGCTACGCCATGGACATCGGCCACAGTGACATCAAAGTGCTTGAAGCCATCTGGACATTCTTCGTCACAAACTCCCTAGCCTTGAAAGTTCAAGAAGTGCATTTCTACAAAATGCCGGGCACTAAGTTCGGTGCTGGCTATCGCTCGTCAAGAGGCGAAGGCTTGAAAGGCGTTGTCAAGTACAAGACCAAGGAAGAATCGGCTGGCGCTGGTGGGATGTGGATACATCTAGAACTAGAAAAGCAAGATATCGAGCATTTCGAGGCAGAATTCAGAAGGCTAAAGCCAGAATAAAAAGAACTCCCAGCCACTGTTTGAGCGGTGCTGGGGCTAGGTGGTGGAGAGTAGTTTGTTTCCATTGGCGAAATCCACCACCGACTTCGCAAAATGTGTATAGTGATTCATAGCCACTCAAAGGGCTTTAACAAAGGAAACACCATGACAGACCAACCGTCACTATTTGATGTGCCACTAGCCATCGCCTTAGCCGAAGAATCCATCGAGCGTGTCGGCTTAAACGCTGATCAACTCTGGTCAATAGAAGCCCTCAAAATTGTTGGGATGTTATCCATCGAGCGTCACGACTTCACCACAGATGATGTTTGGCAATGCATGAACGACCTGCACCCAACACTCACAACCCACGAGCCACGAGCCATGGGTGCTGTTATGCGTAGAGCCTCAGCAGAGCGTCTGTGCGCCCCTACAGAGCGCTACAGCAAGTCAATGCGACCAGAGTGCCACCGCCGACCAATACGCATCTGGCAGGGCCTCTAATGACCGATACACAGTTCATATACAGTTTCATTATGGGCTGGGTCAGTTGTTGGCTCTGGCTTAAAATGATGGCCAACCGACCATGATACCGACATGGGGCTATGTGGCCCTAAGGTCTAAAGATAAGAAAACCATGGTGCAGGTCTTTACAGACATCACCACAGGCCTGATTGTTTACACCCAAGTCTGCCAACGGGCAGAATCTTGGCACTCATGGGGGCCGCCTACAGAAGTTGAGAGAGTTGATTAAGAAACTCATGGCACTATCGCTAATCCTCGCCCTATCCACCCCAGCCCACGCAAGTGCCGCTACTTACTCCCACGCCAAATACCACGGTGTATTGCCTGACGCTTACTACGATCAGTTAGCCCAATGCGAAACTGGTGGCAACTGGCAACATTCCACAAAGTCGTACACAGGTGGCCTCGGTATTCATCGCCAAACTTGGCGCACATGGTCAGACTTCCCCAGCGCAAAAGGGCGTAGCCCCATCGAGCAAGTCAAAGTCGCTGACGCCATTGCTTTTAAATCCCATATAAATCCTGACGGCCGCAAAGTATGGCGTGTCGGGCCGTGGGGCTGGGGCTGTCTTAAAGGGCAAAAGCACCTACAAAGTTTCATCTGCCAATCTCGTCACAAGGATGTGCAAAGATGGAAACGCAACTGCAATTAACAAAGGAAAACTAATGGAAACTTCAACCGGCGAACTCATCGCCAAACTAACCAACCTAAGCCACAATCTGGCGCTCGAACTTCGGTTTAAAGAATCGAGCCTTGTGCTAGAGGCTGTCGGTGCGCTTCATGCCATCCCATCACTAGCCGAAAAGTTAAGAGACTCATGGCATCCGTCACTTAATAACAGTGGCCCATCCAAAGGGTTGTCATACCTTTCGAGCGTTAAGTTGGCTAACGATGAATCTTGAGTACACCCACAACGATGATGTAGCAGACATGATTTACGCCAAAGAGCAAGAAATTAAACTGCTTAAAGAAGCGCTACAGCGCATCGAAACAGAGTTAAACCGCATAACAAACGAGTACTCCCGTGGCCTTTGATCTCTCGGACTATGAGCCCGTAGCCAGTCGCCTAGACAGGTTCTTAAAGGCACACCCTGACGCTCGTGTTATTACAGACCTCGTGCATTACTTATCAGACATTGCTGTGTTCAAAGCAGAGTTGTGGCTTGATGGT